GGACCCCCAGACTTGGATTAGTCACCGCTCTTCTAAAGCGACCTTAAGGTCTGCTATAACTTCACAATCTTGTCCAAAAGACTCTTTTGACTGGAAAACCAGTTTAAAAGATACCATTAGAGATAAGGTAGAGCCTCTTTTTGAGAGTGCTAATTACCTTTTTTCTGATGATAATCAGACACCAGAGGTTAAGAAAGCTGCTTCAGCTTATACCACCTCCACAGCTTTTACGTCCTTTGTTAAAGACGTAGAAAAGGACTTTGTTTCCTTACTCAAATTCCTTCCCCAGAAAATAACACTTGATGTCAATTTCTGGTATTCCTTCCTTTTTGCAATATATAAGGTTGTTAAATATCAGAGTCGAATTGATCTTCTACTTTCTTTAACTAATTTAGTTAATACTTTTCTTGGAAAGAAGGTAAATGAATATAGCAATCATATTTATATGTATGTTAATTCTTATCTAAGTGCACTTTACGAAGATGGTAAAGTTAAATCTGAAGGACTTTATTTTGATGAGGTCAAGTTCTCCTTGCGAGAACACATTGATATGGTTTTAGACAGTAAGTTAATCTCAGCAACGAGAATCTTTCTGTTGAACCTTGTTTCGTTGCGTTTCTTTTCAAGAGACACAGCCAATAACTTCATAAAAACTCTAGGAGCTTGTCCCCCTTGTAGTATACTTGATTTTGGTTTGAATACTTTAACCGTTGTTGAACAATTCGTTCACTTTACGGGAGATTTAGCCAACGGTAATGGTATCCTCACTTCCTTGTGTCGTGCTGATCCTTTTGCCAAGTGGTTAGATCTTAGTGTTTCAATCGTTAATCAGGCACCTAATGTCTACTTAGGAGAAGATGTCAATTTCCCTCATCTCCGAGAAGTTGGAAAGGTTGATGCTCGCACCTACATGTCTGAACTTAGTTCTCACATCGATTTGGGTAAAAAGCTTAAAGAGAAGGGTAAAAGGATTCCTCGTATTTTTAGTGACCGATTGTATCAGTTACAAGATATTAAAGGTGGAATTTTCCAGAAAATAGCTTCTCGTAATCGTATGGCACCAATTGGACTAATTCTCCATGGAGATCCCTCAATTGGTAAATCCTCTATTATAGATCACTTCACAAAAGTGTTTTGTAAAGCCAAAGGTTTGCAATTTAGCAAAGACATAATTTATCATAGGCCTGCTGTTTCAGATCATTGGACCGGATATGAGCCTTTAGTTCAACCTGTCATTCATTATTCAGAACTTGGTTCTATGCATGCTAATATTGCTGCTCGCACGGGTGATAAAACTATCAACGAGCTTCTCAATGTCATTGATTCACAGCCTTATCAAGTTGAAATGGCTGATTTGGAGCACAAGGGCAAAGTTTTTGTTCTCGCTGATTTAGTTATTATGGACGTTAATGATCCAGAATTGAATCTTAAGCACATTCAAAGCAATCCTGCTGCTGTTCGTAGACGATTCTTGTATATAGATATTAAGGTTAAACCAGAATTCCGAAAAGATGGTGGTACTGAGCTTGATAAGAATAAAATTCCTCATGATCTAGAAGATAAAATGGACTTATGGATGTTTACGCCATATATACAACAATCCATCAGTATTAAAGATTCTATTCAGCAATTTATTCCTAATCCCATTACTCACAACAATGAGTACAATATCTATGATATTAGCACTTTCTTTTTCGACCGTGTTCTTCAACATGGAGTTGAACAGAACAAGTATAAAAGTGCTGTTTCAGAGGAAGTTGATAAGTATCTTAGAGAACGCGATGTCCATACAATGCCCGATAGTCTTCTTTCAGGTTCTTTGAGCAGTCGTGGAAGTTCCATGTCTGTTAGAAGCCAGTCTGCTTGGCTTACTGGTCATGAGGGATTAACCTCTGACTTTATGTATGATGAACATATAGATTGTGAGAGGTGGTTACAATTCTGTCGTGAGCGAGGAGACTGGTTGAGTGTCAAGCATACTAAGATTTTTATTTCTAAGTTTGTTCATTTTGTCAGGGAACACTCTCATCTTTATCCTAGTAGCATTGCATTTGAAGAAATGGTTACTGCATACGAGAGTAATGAACCTCCTCGACCTCTGGACTATGAGATGCTTTATCGTTTCACTAGATTAGTAGAAACTACTCGAAATTTTCAAGCCGTTTCTGAATCTGGGAATCCTCTTCAAATGAAAATTGATTTGAATGCAGCTCAGCAATCCATAAAGTCAGCCAATGAAGATTGGCCAAGTCTCAGGGGTGTTCCTTTACACCTCAGAGAACAATCTCCTGAAAGTGATGTTTACCATCCGCAACAGTATAGGGAGCAAATTGAAGCACCCCATTCGTATTGGTCTTTCTTCAAGTACTTTGTCAACTGGAATAATTTCTTCTCTTCATCTGAAACCAGAAAACAATGTGCACGAGATTATATCGAGAGACTAGAAAATAAGGTTTCACTCAATCCAAAACATATTCTTAATGAGCCTTATCGCTTAGAACAAGTATGGTGGCAAGCAGTCGTTGCTACCACTTTGAGTTTTTCTTTTGTTTTCGTTCCACATACTTATATTCTGCTAACTTGTCCTGCAGCTTATTTGGTCTATTCCACCGGAAAGTACTGTCTTCCTAATTCTTGTCTTTGTCATGATTTCCCGTGGTATAAAAAATTGCGGTATCATATGATAGACAGACTAACTTGTTGGTATCTAGAATACTATGAAGCTAAATGGACGGTTGATCAAGCAAAATCAGGTGGTTGGTTCCCTACTATTATGGCCCTTTGTGTCTGGGCACCTCGTAAAGTCAAGAAGCAGCTTGGTGGCACTAAAGATTTCTTCTACCGTTGGACGGCAGATTTACTCGTTTTCATGTTCATCCTTCTAATTCTTAAACTTATTCTTCGCATTTGGAAAGTTGTTTATTCAGATGCGATCTCACAGAGTGAGGTCGTTCAATCTACCAACACATTTTCAGAAGAAAATGCTGATTCTTTTCTTCATTCATTTGAAGAGAAATCTGGATGTAGTTTCCCCTTGCCCAAAAAGAAAAGTGAGGCGGATAAAGACTATGATAAGGTTGAATCCTTTCTACCCCGTGTCGTCAGCGACTCAACCACTCTGAATAAACCAGAAGAGGTTGTGAATATGGTGAACAAAAATTTGCGATATGTTCACGTTGTTTCACAGGACAAAAAGATCTCCTGTTCTGTTGGAGTAGGGGTGTGTGAAGACTACATGCTTCTAAATAAGCATTGCTTTCTAGATAAAACTTATGTTGAAATTTCCATGTCACCCGATAAGGCAGTTGGTATAACCCGTCACACTTTTGATGAGAGATATACCACCACTATAGGTGATGACTTGATCCTCGTTAGACTTGTTGGCGTTATGTTTAAGGACATTCGTTCTCTTCTCATTGATCTACCTTCTTTTGAGGTTGGGGTTCCAGGTTATTTCAACGGAAGCAAAGTAAGTGTTCGTCATTTCACAGAGACCGTTAATGTGAATAACCCTATAAAGAATTATACCCTTACGAAGGGTTTGGTTTATGACTATGGTAATCACCGAGATGGTTTATGTGGTACTCCATTGCTTTTGACTCTAAATAATAGAACCATTTTCGTTGGCATTCACACTGCTGCGATTAATGGAACTACTGTTTGTTTCTCAACCATTGTGAGTAAAACTTCCCTCTCTTTTGGTCTTAATCTCCTAAAGAGTAGCACATGCTTATCTCCTATTATGTCTGAAGGTTTGATGCGCCTTCCTGGATCCACTAAGCTTGCTGACACCACCAGCAAGAGTCCGCTTTTGTTTGAGAGCACCCCTGGACTTCGTATAGTCGGTTCTATATCACCATACAGCAATGTTTCTCCAAAGAGTACACTTGTTGTCAGCCCTCTTCTTCCTCATGTAGAGATTTTAAGTGGAGTAAGTCCTTATACCACAGGTGGCAACTTCAAATATTTGCCTCCTATGATGCGCTCCAAGCGTGTCAATGGTCGTTTTGTTTCACCTTCTAACGTCTGGATAAAGAAGGTTGGTGTTATTAAAAATCATCTCCCTCTTTCCCCAATGGACACAGTTGTGTCTTCTTTCAGCGAACTGTTACTCGCTCGACTCAGGAAAAGAGGTGTCACTTCCTTGACACCTTATCCTTTGGACGTTGCACAGAATGGTTACCCTGAAAATTTCTTCATACGTGCAATGAAAAATGGAACTTCTGGCGGCTTTATGTTACCAGGCAAGAAAAGTAAGTACAACTTACCAACTATACTTGAGTTTAAGCAAGACGCAGTTGTTCCTAATTTTGTCGTGAAGGAACAGGTTTTAGAGACCATGATTGCGTATGATAGATTAGAGAATGCGCACACTCTGGTCGGCGCTCAACTCAAAGACGAGCCACGATCACACGAAAAAGTTGTCGAAGGTAAGACAAGGGTTTTTGCCATGTCTTCTTACGATTCAACACTTATTCAACGAATGTATTTGATGCCCCTTTATTCACTCATGTGTGAGCATAGGGATTCATTTTATACTAAAGTTGGTATAAATATGCATTCTTCTGAAGCAGAATCTATGTACCTGTCTCTTAAAGAGTTCTCACCATACGTTATGGAAGGAGACTACGGAGGCTATGATACTAGTATGCCATCAGGTGTGGGTCTTATGGCTAACAGCGTGGTTATTTATTTGTTGAGAGAGCTAGGATATAATTCTTATGCACTCAACAAAGCGCAAGGAATCTTAAGCGACAATCTGTTTCCATCTGTTTGTTTAGAAGGAAATATTTTTGTCGCTCCTGGTTTTCAACCATCTGGTAAGTATGCTACAGCAGAAGATAATTCTCTCCGTGGAGTTATTCTTCTCTATTATGCCTATGGTATTATGTGCACCTCACTCGGTGCAGATTCCCCACATAATCTAACACAAAGTTTTAAACTGGATGACTTCCAGTTGTATCTTCTCCCAATTACGTACGGAGATGATATGTTGTGTGGAGTGAAGCCTTCATTGGCGAAATATTTCAATAACATTACGTATGCGCGTTTTGTCAATGAAGTATATGGAATGGAGTTTACCACTTCAGATAAGAATGAACAAATCAGTGAGTTCGTGTCTGTTGAGATGATTTCATTCCTTAAACGTAAATTTGTATATAATCATATAATTAAACGTCATGTAGCACAGTTAGATAGAGACTCGATAATGAAGAGTCTAGTTTACATACTACCTTCCAAAGAAGTTAGCATTGATACACAAATCGTAGAAACTTGCGCTTCTTCTTTGAGGGAGCTCTTTTTCCACAGTGAGAGTGTTGAAGATTATAATTCTTTATTGGAAGTTTTTGTGAATAAAGTTTCGCAAGTTACATGTTTCTCTGAGAAAGATATTAGAAAGTTCTTTCCTACCGGATTTGAACTTTTTACTAAATATTCTCAGGAATAAGATAGTTGATAGTGTACATAAAAACCCAAAACACGTTAGTTAAGCTCAAGCCGTCGCGTTAAACGGAAAGCAGCACATGTGAATAATATACTGGAGTTCACTCTTCTTGATCTCATTTAAAGAACGAACTTTTCAGGACCCACATGGTTAATT